TATAGAAGTCACGTTTGAATTCAGGACATTGAGCGAGAAGAAGACGCAATCCCTGCGAGGTGGTATCAACTGTTAAAGTGACCTGGCGGAAATGTCGTCGAAGATTCCCCGCAAATCTAAATATGAGCATTGTTCATGCCTCCAGACAGAATGGGTAAGGCGTAGGTAAGCTGGCCGTAGTTGCTCTCGACGGCTTAGACGTCCGATGTTTTCATGATGAAGAATGGTGTTATCACCGAGGTAAATCATGGCGTGGCAAGGGTCGGTTTCAGGGAATGCACGCCGGATAAGCACATCACCTGGCTGAATATCTTGCATCTCAATCGGATGAAATCTATTGGCTGGCATGTTCTTCAAGTAAAGGTTTTCGCCTCGAAGCCACCAACCGTTAGTGCGTTCAAAATCAGGTAAGTCGATGCCGCATAAGTGGTAGGCGTCACGAAATAGCGTGTAGCAGTCCATCACACCATGCTTGAAAGTCCGACCTAGCAGGTACTCTACAGGTCTAAATTTCCGAAGCTTTCCACCGCTAGCCAGCCACCAATCGATACCGGTTGCCAGTTGGGCTGTCCGATCTGCGCCAGATAGCACTAACTTTTGCCCTGGGTGAGAATGAAAAACGGCGGTGATTTCTCCCGCCGCCTCAGCATTCAACCAGTCATCATCACTTATCCTGAAATGTCGCTCAGGTGTCGGATGCGCATTCCTGCACTTAATCAGACTCCTCCCATCAACTATCAGGCCGCAAACCTCATCACCAGACGAGGCCGCGAACTCAAGGCATTCATTTTCAAGCATCATGACACCTTAGCTGAACCGGGGAAGCCGCCGAACGGCAGCGAGGAAGGTTTCGGATAGCGTTTACGGCACCCTGACGGATGCTTAGAACACTTATCTTTTGATGGGTCGGATGTCGGGATATCTTTATCATCAGCAACTGGCGGCCCAGAGTAACCACAGCCATCACCGCGATATATCCACTGGCAAACATCAGCCAGGATAGTACGCGCGGGAATAATGGCATTATCACAGTCAACAGGAGTGGCAAGGTTGTAAGTCACTGTCTCGAAAGTTTCCTCAACCATTTCTTCAATCACGTAGCGGGAAACAACTTCCATCGTGGTATCCGAATCTGGATTGCCACCAGGAAAATTAACTGCATCAAGATTTTGAACCAGAACCTGCCGCCGCGTTACGATCGCGCCCAATGCATCATCAAAATCGCTGTTAATACCGGTGATTAGGCCGGTGATATTCGCAACCTTCATGGTCGGGCGAGAATATGTACCTTCTGATTTAACCTCAAAGCCTTCAACAGCTATCGGATAAGCTGAGTATTGCCGCCCTTTCCAGATAACATCACCGTAATAACCGTTAGTTCCAGAGTGAAAGCGGATAACATCACCGCCGAATGACTGCAAATCAACCTCGAATAGGTCAATCATTGCGCCAACGCCAGAGTCCACACTCTCAATTATTAAATTGGCTGGTATATCGCGCACGACTAACTCCCATTTAAAAAGCCACCCAAAGGTGGCTACTGTCTGAATATCAGAGGTTATCTGAGTTGCATATGATAATGTTGGCCCCAGAGAACTTAGACATTTGCTGTCCGAGAGAGGAACCTAGATGTTTGGCTGGCGTAAAAACAAGTACGATAATAACTATATCAAGTCATTGCTTAATATTCCGACTCATCCTCCTGAATGGCATCCCAATGTAGAGATTGCTGTCGGAGGGTTAACAGAGGTGGGTTTCTCTCATCTACAAAATCACCTGTTGCTGGTCGTATCATCCTCGGGGCGGGGAGTATTCAACTGTATTACTGGCGAAAAGGTTGCCAGAGATTTTGAAGAATACGGGGACTGGTACGATCCAATAAATTTAACCTGCAAAGGCATAGGGACATTAGCAGGTGAGGATATTTCCATTGCTGGCCTATGTGGCGGCGGATTGCCAATGTGTAATCATTACGGTGAAACATTGATACGGGCGGCACCAGAATGGCCTATTGAGGTCTTAATCTGGTGTCCACCAAGTAAAGATGCATTATGCATAGGCCATCAGGAGGGATGTTTCAAACTGGTTTCCGACCATTTCCGTTGCACGGGATTTTCGTGGGATGGTGATTTCATCATTTCCGCGACCAGTAGTGATATTACTATTTGGCATAGAAAACGATAGTTTCGCCAGAGCACTACCGCGGAACTTGTTCAAATGTGGCGGCAAGTTCAAACAATATACCGGTCTTTGTCAAACTCCAGGAGCGACAGACAAACATCTTCTGCACCCCCGTATCAGGTGGTGTCCAGTAGAATGCCTCCACAGACATTCGATTTTTGATAAATGCCTCAGCAGCTTTCGCAGCGTTTGGACGGTTACATTTACTGTCATCAATCCCTTTAAATGTCAGCGAGTAGCTATCCATAAGCGGATTAATGCCTTTAACTTGCCGCTGTTCGTAACCATCGCCAAGTTTAACGACGGCTACATTTGGCGCGCGGGAAGCCGTGAAGCCTTTTTGTGGGCTCCATGTGAATGTTTCTGGCATGAGGTTTTCCTGTTACTTGCGGAGTAAGCCGTTTGGCCGCTGCTGGTCTTTAATGGTGTTAAGGCTGACTGTCTTCATCATTGCAGCCATTTTCTGCATTGTGGCGTCATCGATGCCGTTAGTCGTCTCGATGTGGAAATGAACTTCCTGCTGAACAACTGTGCCACCACCACCACTCCCACCCTGCATAACCTTATTGCTGATGACCTTGCCATTATCGCCGGGGATCATGTATTGCTTGCCGGTTCCCGCCTGGTATATCTCAGGTGCACCGCCCTCACCGACTCGATACATTTCGCCTGCTGATACAGGGCCTCCGTTTTTACGAGCGCCAGCCATGGCCAGTCCCTTAGACGCTGCTAGCGCTGTGCCATAAGCAGTGGTACCGACCGTAGAAGCTCCACCCATTGTCGCGATGGACGCGCTCACTGCCGCTGGTGCCCATGCCGCCGCTGCTGCGGTTGCCTGTGCTGCTGTTGCAGCAAGAGCAGTAGTAGCCGCCGCCTGCCCCATAATTATATTTTTGACCTGCTGCATACCCATTTGGACTAATGCATTAACACCCTCTTGGATTATTGTTGCAGCAAGATTCTTCATAGCCTCTTCTGCTGACTGAGTACCCGTCAGAAGCCCAGTCAGCATATTGGTTGTGCGCTGACCTAAAGCATTAATGGAGCTCGCTAAATATTGGTTGGATTGGCTTTGGTTCCTCCAGATTTCCCACTGAGCAGCTAGTCGAGCTTGTTCATACTGGGTATTGGCGGCATTGCGAAGAGCTAGTGCCTGCTGCTCAGTTAGCGTTTTATCCTCTTCAAATTTTTGAATCAGTGCTAACTTTTGAGCGTTTTCATTAGCCAACGCCTGCACCGGGTCAACTAATGCGGCATTTTGCTGTTGTGGCATTACTGCGCTGGCGGCTGATGCCTCGGCAATAGCTCTGGAGTAGTCAGCGGATATTTGAGCACGACGTTGCTGTGACTGTTCGAAAGATATATCACCTGCCGCGAGCTGTCGGTCTAACTGTGATAAATCCAACTTACGTTGCTGCTCGGCCTTGGCGACACTATCAGCATCGATCGCAGCCTTTTTATCAGCTATGCGTTGTTGAATATCAAATATCTGACCGGCTTGTTGTGTGGCCTGCTGGATCTGCTGCTGAGACGCGCCTGAACCTAAGTCCTGAACAGCAGCAAGTTGCGCGGCTTCACGATTGAGTCCTTTTGTCTTTAATTCAGCAACGGCCATTTCATTGCTTAAATCTTGCAATGATTTAACCCGGCGTTTCTCTGCTGCTTCGGTGGCGGTTTCTTCCTTGGCTGCTGCGGCAGTTTCTTTCTTGGTATTCTTTTTGGCCTCGCCTAAATTGTATTCTTCAACCGCTAAATCTTGTGTTCTTTTAATAGCCCTGTCGTCAGTGACTCCAGCGTCTTCAGCAGCGTATTGAGCCTGAAGCTTTGCCCTTTCAGTCCCCTCTGCTTTTGCTAATGCAACGCGACGCTCCGCCGCCTTAATTAGCTTTTGCGAGTCATCACTAAGAGGCTTCGTTAGTGATACGGCTTTGTTATATCCAGTTACTGCATCTGTTGAGACGCCAAAAGCGCTGGCAACTTTATTTTGTATTCCAGCAAGAACTCCACCTTTTTCTATTGCCACGTCAGTCGCAGTAGCATTGTTCCGCATCGTTGTGACGTACTGCTCGGTAATGATCGATAGGTTTGACTGAGTTGAAGCTAATTTATTTTGTGCGTTCTCATACTCTGCTGTCTTTTTGGCGACCTCATCCGTAAGTTCTCTGGCCTTGGCCTGTGCATTACTATATGCCCAAGATCCTGCTGTGGAGTTCTCCATGGCGGAATTAGCGTTATATAGCTGGTTTTTTAAATCGGCCAGTTCCAATGAAAGCTTGGAGGCATTCTCTGTTTGGGCGGTTAATGATTGGTTAGTTTCAGCAATAGTGGCGCGTAATTGTACGGCGCTCATTTCTTTCATTTTGCCAATAACGCCATCGAGAGAATCAGCAAACTTAATTGATTCTTCTCTGGCTTGAACTGACGACTGATAGAAATAAAATATTGCTGCGGCTGCCAAGGTAGCTAAGCCTACCGGTCCACCTACCAGAGCCAACGCTCCACTGGCAACCTTTGCGGCAACTGCTAGAGCACCTTGCGCGGATGCTGCTGCATAGGCGGTAGCCGCCAACCTTACTTGTGATGATGTCGCCAGAACTAGTGCAGATACATATCTGGAACCTACTACAGCAGCAACAACACCGATAATATTGGCAATTGTCCCAAGGTTCTCGCTGAGGGAGATAACACCCTGATTGAAAATATTTAGAGCCGTATTAACCGATGATGACTCACCGATAAACTTGGTGATGTTATTAGAGGCAACTGTAAATGCCTGACCCATAGTGAGAACGGTATTTCCGAACTCTTTGGCGATTGCATCGCTTTGTTTCAGCAACCCATTAACAACAACATCGGTTGTTAACTTACCTTCAGCCGCCATGGCGCGGAGCTGTCCAACAGTAACGCCGAGAGAATCAGCCAAAGCCACGGCCAACCGGCTGCCGTTCTCTGAAATTGAATTGAACTCTTCCCCGCGCAGCACGCCAGAGGCTAATGCTTGCGAAAGCTGGATCATGGTCGAACTGGCTTCTTCGGCTGTTGCGCCAGAAACTACCAGCCCTTTGTTAATCGTAGTTGTTAATTTAGCTAGGTCTGCCGTACTGGTTCCAGCACTTCTCGTGGCCCTTTCCAGTCGCCCGTATAGCGTAGCTGTTGCCTCCAGACCGGCGCGCGTATCCTGAGAAATATCAAATACACGGTTGGTCACTGTGAGCAGATCTTCATTTGCCCTTATTGCGTTAACCAACTTATTACTTACTGTTACCCATGCATTTCCGTACTGGGCAATTTGTTGGACGGACAACGCAGTTGCTAATGAGGTTGCCACACGACTTAACGAAAACATGGACTTTTCAGCGCGATCAACAGATTTAGCCGTTGCATCGAACTTGCCTTCCATCTTATCAAGGCGGCTATTTACTTGCTGCTGAGATGTAATCAGCTTACCAAGTTCCATCTCTACCTGATAAACAATATTCCCTAGCTGTTGTTCACCCGCCATTTTTCGCTAACCTCGCCTTTTCTTGAGCAATTAAACGTTCCTGGAGGCGATCATCTGCATCCATGATTTCATCGTATTCTTCCCGGGTGAATCCTTTATCTTCTGGGTACTTAGCTTTGAGCAGTAACTGAAACTCGGTCATCGTTAACTGC